ACCTCGTATGGAGTCTGCGTCAGGGTTTCTTAATACCTTTCTTGTAGCACAGATGGGTGTCGTACTAGGCTTTATGGGTGCATCAGCATTAAGTAAAACTAAAGCTAAAGGTTAGGATATAGTATGAGTATGAAAGAAGATTTAGTAACTAAAGACGGTAAAGAGTTTAAAAAAATACATGGCATGTCTAAGAAAAAAGCTAAAGAAAGCTATCCTCATACGGCAGGTAAAGTAGCTACACCCTTTAATAAAGGTGGATATGCTAAATGTGGTGCGTCTGTATCAGGCACACAAAATAAAAAGAATAAATAATGGTAGCTACAAATTATAATACTGCAACTTCTGTTACTACAATAGCAGCAACTGCTGCTGGAGACAGTGCGACAGTTGCCTATACATGTCCTACAAATCATGATGTTACTATTGACTTAATATTATTATCTAATAATAATGCTGGTGCTAAAAAAATAAATATACAATGGTATGATTTAAGTTCTACTACGTATTATTATATACTAAAAGCACATTCTATTGCGGCTAATAGCACCTACAATGTGTTAGATAACAGTCTATTGCATATACATGCAGGAGATAAAATAGTTTTACATGGAGAAACAACGAATACTATAGAAAGTAGTATTTCTGTAAAAGAATATTTTAGCCCTACTAAGTAATTATTTTTGCATAACGGGGTTGCATTAATATCTCTTTTATGTTATAACTAACTGTGGTATAACTTCCTTATCAGTCAATAGTACTGATGTATATATAAAAGGAGTTATACAATGATCAGAAAATTACTAACTAAGTACACTAGTTACAGGGCAAATAGAACTGCATATTATCAATTGATGAATATGACAGAGAGACAACTACGAGATTTAGGAATATCTCGCGGTGACATTAGAAGATTAACAGGTTTTGGAGGACATTAAATGAAGAGTTTATTTATCGCAGGTGCTATAGTTGTTTTAACATCCGCTTCTGCACAGGCTGAAGAGCCATCAAGAGGTGGCATTATGTCACTAATTAAACCAGACACATCTATTGAGTACGGCTTTAAGAGTAAAAAGTGGTCAGGTGATGTAGGTGCAACAGCTAGTCTAGGTAGAATATCTATTCGCCCAGCATTGGACTGGTCATACAGTAGTTCTTCATTCAGTCTTGACAGCGCATCTGTAAAAAGCACTATGCCATTATTTGGTGGGCTTTCTACGTATTCAAAATTATCACTGGATAGTAAGTTTAAATATACAGACCTATCTATTGGTTTAGCATATACTTTTAAATAGGAGTAATAATAATGGACTGGATTAAAGGAAGACTTAAAGAACCTACAACATACCTTGCACTGGCAGTAGCTGGCGTAGGACTAGGCTTTGTACTCACTATGCCTCTCGTAACTTGGGCAGGTATTATATGTGGTATATTTGGTATTGTGTTAAAAGAAAAAGGTGGGGCATCATAATGTCCTACTTTAATCGCATACTACGAGCAATACTAAACATGCCTTGCAACTGTTGTGATAAATGTCAGTGCGGTAGCTAATGAAGGGTGTACCTCATTACTTTCGTGACGGCACAGAACATAAAGGTGCTACACATAAAATGCCTGATGGCTCATTGCACTCAGGCATGACGCATAATAAAACTAGCAAACGTCTGTATCATTATAAAGATTTGTCTAAGACAGCACAGGCTAAGGCTAGACCTAAGAAAGGCAAAAAATAATGTTTGGACTTGGTAGTATACTTGGCCCTGTAGCTGGGCTTGCCAGTTCATGGATTGACGGCAAGACTGCTGTACAAAAAGCTAAGGCAACTAAAGACTTAAAGATTGCAACTGGTGATATTGACTGGGATCTGGAAGCAATGAAGGCTACACAAGCTTCATGGAAAGACGAATATTTGGTACTACTTTTGTCAGGGCCATTTATATTAAGTTTCTGTGGAGACTGGGGGAGAGAGATAGCAGCAGCAGGTTTTACTGCACTTGATCTGGCTCCATCGTGGTATAGCTACAGCTTAGGCGTAGTGATAGCAGCTTCCTTTGGGATAAAGTCTGCTACTAAATTCTTCGGTGGTAAGAAGTGATAACTAACTACAGTACGTGTCTAGCAATAATACTGGAACACGAAGGTGGTTTTGTAAATCATCCTGATGATCCCGGTGGTATAACTAATCATGGCGTCACTAAAAAAGTATACGATGCTTGGGTAGACAGAGAGACTACACCTAGAGAAATGCGTGACTTGACGCATGAAGATGTAGCACCTATCTATAAAAAGAACTATTGGAACAGAGCTAAATGTGATCAACTTCCTAGTGGGGTTGATCTTTGCGTATTTGACTGGGCTGTTAATTCAGGCGTATCACGATCTGCTAAAGCTTTGCAACGCATAGTAGGCGTAGAGCAAGACGGTGGCATAGGCCCAATGACTGTATCGGCTGTCAATGATTTTGAACCAATAGATATAATAGAAAAAATGCATTACGCCCGTCAAAGCTTTTATGAAAAGTTATCTACGTTTGAAACTTTTGGTAATGGTTGGACTAGACGTAATGATGAAACAAAAGAAAAGGCACTGGAGATGATGTATGGCTAGACAACTTACCGAAAGACAACAAAAGTTTTTATCTATATTGTTTGACGAAGCAGGTGGAGATGTTGTAACAGCAAAAAAGATAGCTGGCTATTCAGATGCTACCAGCACAACTGAAGTTGTCAACTCTATGAAAGAAGAAATTTTAGATAGCACCCAAAGTTTTATGGCACGTAATGCTCCTAAAGCTGCAATGGCTATGGTAAGTGGTTTGTTTGATCCTACTGAGCTAGGCATAAGAGATAAGATGGCAGCAGCTAAGGAGTTGCTTGATCGTACTGGACTTGTTAAAACAGAGAAGCTACAAGTAGAAGCTAAGGGTGGCGTAATGTTAATGCCACCAAAAAATGCGGAAGATAATGACTAAACCATTAGGCAGATGGAAACTCCCACAGCCAACAGATATAAAAGAAGATAATGAGTGGGTAGCAATACCTAAAATTTCTCGTACCATACCTTTTGGTTATGAACTAGACGCAAAAGATAATGGAATACTAAACCCTATACCTGACCAACTAGATAAATTAGAAATAGCAAAAAGATATTTAAAACAATACTCGTATCGAGAAGTAGCTCAATGGCTGACTCGAAACACTAATAGATATATATCTCATGTAGGTTTAAGGAAACGTTTAGAGAATGAAAAAAGAAGAAACAACCAAGCTGCAAGCTTACGCAGATGGGCAGAGTATGCCCAAACGGCAATCAGCAAAGCGGAAAAAATTGAAACCCAAAGGCTCGGCTCAAAAGAAAGTTTCAGCGAAGAAGAAACTAGAACAGCCTAAAGTAATAGAGGTATCTAAGCTTAATCCTATTGAAACTATTGAAGAGCAGCACAACATTATTTTTAAACCTAACGACGGGCCTCAGACTGAGTTCCTTGCGGCAGGTGAAAGAGAAGTTCTTTACGGTGGTTCGGCTGGTGGTGGAAAATCTTATGCCATGCTTGCTGATCCGTTACGATATATGGGGCATCCTGCATTTTCTGGGTTGTTATTACGACATACTACAGAAGAACTTAGAGAACTTATATTTAAGTCTCAAGAGATGTATCCAAAGATTTGGCCCGGAATTAAGTGGTCAGAGAGAAAGATGCAGTGGGTCGCACCATCTGGCGCAAGATTGTGGATGTCATACCTCGACAGAGAGGATGATGCTTTGCGTTATCAGGGTCTGGCGTTTAGTTGGATAGGTTTTGACGAATTAACACAATGGCCCACACCATTTGCATGGAATTACATGCGTTCTCGTCTACGATCCACTGCAGCAGATTTACCCGTATATATGAGGGCTACTACAAATCCCGGTGGTAGAGGACATCACTGGGTTAAAAAAATGTTTATTGATCCTGCTGCTGTAAACGTACCGTTTAATGCTACAGACATTGAGACTAACGAAGTACTAAAGTACCCAGCAGGACATGAAAAAGCAGGTAAAGCTTTATTTAAACGTAGATTTATACCTGCTAGATTACGAGACAATCCATACCTAGCTGCACAGGGAGACTATGAAGCAATGCTTCTATCTCTACCAGAGCAACAACGTAGGCAGTTACTTGATGGTGACTGGGATATTAAAGAAGGCGCAGCCTTTACAGAGTTTGATAGGAATATACATGTCATTGAACCTTTCGATATTCCTAGCAATTGGGTTAAATTTAGGGCATGTGACTATGGTTATGGAAGTAAGTCGGGAGTTGTATGGTTTGCTGTATCTCCGAATGAACAACTTATTGTCTACAGAGAACTCTACGTAAGTAAAGTATTAGCTACTGATCTAGCAGATATGATACTAGAATTAGAAGTTGGCGATGGTGGAATGCGGTACGGGGTTTTAGATAGCTCCCTGTGGCACAAGCGAGGCGATACAGGCCCTTCTTTAGCAGAGCAGATGGTACAGCGTGGATGTAGATGGAGGCCGTCAGATAGATCTAAAGGCTCACGTGTAGCAGGTAAGAATGAAGTACACAGAAGATTGCAAGTAGACGAGTACACAGAAGAATCACGAATGGTATTTTTCAGTAATTGTACTAATCTTATCGCACAGTTACCTGCGTTACCAATAGACAAAAGAAACCCAGAAGATATAGATACCACATCAGAAGATCACTTGTACGATGCATTAAGATATGGTATCATGTCAAGACCAAGATTTAGTATATTTGATTATGATGCAAATAATTCTAAGACTAATAAAATGGCT